TGGTAGAGGTGAGTATTGGGGACACGATTGGTTATGGAGAGATGCTAGTGGAAAGATATTTGCTTACACCGACAGAGAGTATTTTATCTATCACTTTCCAAGAGAATTAGAAAGATATATCGGTGGAAAGAAAAAAGACTTAGGATATCAGAGTGAGACTTCTTTGGTATTAGGAATTGACTTTTATCATTATGATGAGAATTGGTGGATACATACATGGGGTAATTGGTTACCAATACATTATGGACACACCGACCATGCTTATCATAACGCTGCTCATTACCAAACTCATTTAGAGGAAGGTAAAGAAGCTAGTGAGTTTATGTTTATGGAACCGATGTGGCATAGTTGGAATGATTATGATTTCGGTGCTATCTTTGGTGTAAAGATAAAAGATAATTTAGGTGTATTTACTGAGGGTAGATATTTGTATTATTGGGAACGACCAGCATA